AGAGTTTTGAGTCTATTACTGATAATTCCCCTGTTCCTACTGATTAGTGCTTGTTCATCATGGCCCAAACTTAAAACAATTGAAATTCAAACAGTAGAAGTTGAAAGGGTTATTCCTACGCAGAATAGACCCAGACCCATAAATATGAACGACATAAAGTTTTATGTTGTTACTACTGATACTTTTGAAGAGTTTAAAACGAGATTTGAAAAGGACAATGGTGAATTCCTTTTTTATGCAATAAGTGTTAGAGATTACGAAACTCTTGCACTGAATATGGCCGAAATTAAAAGATATATAGAACAACAAAAACAGATTATTATCTATTACGAAAAGGCGGTGAAACCTAAAGAAAAGGAAAAGGAAGAGTGAAGTCGTATAGAGAATTTATAATAGAAGCAAAGTTGGGTGATTGCTTTAAAGTTGCTGGCCGAGCAATGCTAGATGCTGACGAGATAATGGAGCAAAATGGCTTTACCTTAGTTCATGCATTAGTTGAAGGTGAAGATTCACTTAAAGGACGTAAATTTTTTCATGGGTTTAATATGTTAGGGGATGTAGTTTTTGATAATAGTAATGGCAATAAAATTAGTATGCGTAAAGAATCATATTTTAAAAATGGTGGAATCAATCCAAAATTAAAAGGAGGGTTTGTTACATACAATAAAGAAGAAACATTATTAAAAATGGTTAAAACTGGCCATTGGGGCCCTTGGGATTTAAATTTTAGTTTGGAAGAAAATATTCCAGATGAGAAAAGAGAAATTGGTAAAAAGAGATTACGGGTTTCACCTCAAATATTGAAAACAATAAAGAATGAAATTGTGTAATATTGCTATTGAAGAAACAGGAGGTAAAAATGGTATGTAATAATGAATATTGTAATAGTTTAGAATGTGTTTGTGATCCTTGCACATGTAGAGAAGGAACACAAGAGTGTTTATGTGAGTGTTGTGTGAGCGAAGATTTAAAGTCAGAATAAACAAATTAGAAAAGGAGAAATAACATGGGAGATTGGACAGGTAGAGTTGGTGATTGGATTAAAGGAATCACTGCTATAAGTTTAACTCTTGTAACACTAGGAATCGTGTGGCAAGTATTATTTGGAAATAACATTCCCTTTATTGGTGGCGAAAATGGTGATATTGTAGGCAATATTACTGAAATCGTTGCTGGTTTAGGCGCTGCTGGTCTTGTTGGCCTGATTACTGCAGGTATTGTGATTTGGTTGTTCCGACATAATAATGATTAAGGAGAAATAAATGTTTAATTGGTTTGTAGAAAGACTTCAAGAGAGAACATCTTGGGACGGCGCTGTTCTAATTACAGCTGGCGTCATCGGCGTTCTTTTTGTTTTACTTGGTTCTTTGTCACCGTATGTAGCATATGCAGCCGCAGGTGTTGCTATTGCTTGGGGTGCTTGGACAATGTGGAAAGAAGAAAATTAAATATGACTGAGTTGGAAACAGAAGTCGAACTTCTCAAAAAAGAACTGGGCAATCAAAAGAAAATTCATGATCGCTTAGATGTTGCAATTGAGAAGTTGACTGATGTTTCCAATTCTATCAACCGTATGCTTGCAGTTCACGAAGAAAAGCTTACAAAACAAGAAGAAGCAATTATTGATGCAGAACAACAAATAGAGATTCGTAGGTCAGAATTGTCTAAACAAATAGCTGATTTACATTCTAGACTTACAACTACTACTAAAGAAATCGTAGTGAATACATCAACACAACACGCCCAGCAAAATAAAGAAATTCAAAGAATAAAAGATGACATTCTTTCTAGAGTGGGTGTGTTGGAAAAATGGAGACATGTTCTTATTGGTGGTGCAATTGTCATTGGATTTATATTACACAGAGTCGTAAATTTTAATTCGCTTTAGTTCTTGACATTTTGGTTATTATAATGTATGATATAAAATACTATGTCATACATTGATTCAAAATATCTTAATATTCTTAGCCCCCAACTTTTGAAGTTTCAAAAGAAGGGGGATTTTTTATGGAATTTTCGTTGTCCTTATTGTGGAGATTCACAAAAATCTCGTTCCAAGGCAAGGGGATATGTTTATCGTAAGAAGAATGATTTGTTTTATAAATGTCATAATTGCGGCATGGGCACCACTCTTGGTAATTTAATAAAGTACCTTGACTCTAAAATTTATAAAGACTATATATTGGAGAGATATAGAAGTGGGGTTAAAACCAATAACCCAGAGCCGGAGTTTAAATTTGATGTTCCAATTTTTCGTAAAAAAGGTATTTTTAAAAATCTCAAATCTATATCAGATTTATCTAAAGACCATCTTGCTAGAAAAATTATTGAAGAGAGGCTTATACCAACAAAATTCCTCTCAGATTTATATCTATGTGAGTCATTTTTCAAATTCACAAATACATTAATACCAAATAAGTTTCCTTCCTTGGATGGAGATCATCCGAGACTATTGATACCATTTAGAAATGAGAAAGGAGAGGTGTTTGCATATCAAGGAAGAGCCTTTGGAAAGGAACAACCAAAATATATTACTATTAAATTAAAAAATGAAGATAAGATATTTGGGTTAGATAGAGTTACAAAAGATAAACATATATTTATAGTTGAGGGGCCTTTAGATAGTTTATTTTTAAACAATTGTCTTGCGGTTGGTGGCGCAGATTTTGGCCGTCCCTTAATGATTGGGGAAAACTTATACAGAATGATGAATTAACAATAATATTTGATAATGAACCAAGAAATAAAGAGCTTTGTAAGTTGATTGAAAAAAGTATTAAGGGGGGCCGAAATGTGTGTCTTTGGCCCGATTCAATGAAACACAAAGATATTAACGATATGATTGTAGCAGGACATACAAAAGAACAGGTGCAAGAAATTATAACAAAGGATACTTTCAGTGGTGCTGCTGCACAATTGAGGTTTATAAAATGGAGAAAAATAAATGAAAAAGGAGAATGAATAAATGTCCAACAACTACTTACCCACAGCATACCAAGAATTTATTTATTTATCTAGATATTCACGATGGTTGCCGGAAAAAGAACGTAGAGAAACGTGGGATGAAACTGTTGCAAGATATTTTGATTTTTTTACTGAACATTTAAATGAAACACACAAATATAAATTAAACAAATCTTTAAGAACTGAATTAGAAGAAGCTATATTATCACAAAAAGTTATGCCTTCTATGCGTTGTTTGATGACTGCTGGTGAAGCGCTTAAACGTGAAAATATTGCGGGGTATAATTGTTCTTATATAGCAGTTGATAAACCAAGTGCTTTTGATGAAATTCTTTACGTTTTAATGAACGGCACTGGTGTAGGATTTAGTGTAGAAAGACAATTCGTTTCTCAACTTCCAACAATAGCAGAAGAATTTCATCAAACAGATACAACAATCGTTGTTGCAGATAGTAAACTTGGTTGGGCAAGAGCGATGAAAGAACTTGTAGGTATGTTGTATGTTGGACAGATTCCTCGTTGGGATTTATCTAAGATTCGCCCTGCCGGAGCAATACTTAAAACTTTTGGTGGTCGCGCATCAGGTCCAGAACCCCTAGAAGCTTTGTTTAATTTTTCAGTTAATATATTCAGAAATGCAGCTGGACGTAAATTGTCCTCTGTAGAATGTCATGATATTGTTTGTAAAATTGCAGAAATTGTTGTAGTCGGTGGTGTTCGTAGGTCTGCATTAATATCTCTGTCTAATTTATCTGATGATCGTATGAGAGCTGCAAAGTCTGGCCAATGGTGGACTACTGAACCTCAACGTGCTCTCGCAAATAACTCAGCATGTTATACAGAGAAGCCAGATATTGGTGTATTCATGGATGAGTGGAAATCACTTTATGAGTCCAAGTCTGGTGAACGTGGTATTTTCAATCGTGAAAGTGCTGTTAAAATAGCAGAACAGAGTGGTAGACGCAATACAGAATATGAGTTTGGGACTAATCCTTGTTCTGAAATTATTTTGCGTAATCGGGAGTTCTGTAATCTTAGTGAAGTTGTAGTTCGTGCAACTGATACAAGGACATCTCTTTTGGAGAAAGTACGGCTTGCAACGATTCTTGGTACATTCCAATCAACACTTATTAACTTCAAATATGTTTCTGCGGCGTGGAGAAAGAATTGCGAAGAAGAGCGTTTACTTGGTGTTTCCCTTACTGGCATTATGGACTGTAAAGTAACAAATGGTAAAGATGCTGGTCTTGAAAAACTATTAGATGAGTTGCGTGAACAAGCAATCAAAACAAATGAAGAGTTTGCGAAAAAGATAGGTATCAATCAAAGTGTCGCTGTAACGTGCGTCAAACCCTCTGGGACGGTTTCTCAGTTGGTTGATGCTGCATCTGGTATTCATGCTCGTCATAATCCTTACTATGTTCGTACAGTGCGTGGTGATAAGAAAGACCCTCTTACAAAAATGATGACCGAGGCTGGTTTTCCTGTAGAAGATGACCAAACGAATCCAAGCCATACTTCTGTATTTTCTTTTCCTATGAAGGTAGATAATTCAGCGGTATTTCGCACAGATTTAAGTGCAATTGAACAATTAGAATTATGGTTAGTTTATCAAAAATATTGGTGTGAACATAAGCCTTCTGTTACTATTTCTGTAAAAGAGGATGAGTGGTTGGAAGTTGGTGCATGGGTATATAAAAATTTCGATTATATGAGTGGTGTCAGTTTCCTTCCATTTGCAGAACATACATATAAACAAGCACCGTATCAGGATTGTAAGAAAGAAGAGTATGAAATTCTTCTTAATAAAATGCCAAAGAATGTAGAGTGGAATAAATTAGCAAAATATGAGAAAACCGATATGACTATCGGTGTTCAAGAATTGGCTTGTGCTTCTGGATTTTGCGAAATATAATGAAGGAGATTGTGTGTGAATCTTGCGAAGCAGTGTTTTCTGTGCGGCATTTTTTAGATGAAATATATTTTGAGATATTATGTTGTCCCTTTTGTGGATCACAATTGTCTGATGATCCAGATGATATGGATGATGAAATGGAAGATGATATGGAAGATGATTGGCAATGAAAACACAGTCAGCAAAAGCTAAAGGTCGCAGATTTCAACAATGGGTTCGTGATCAACTTATAGAAAAACTTGAAGTACATCCAGAGGATATTGAAAGTCGTTCTATGGGTGCTGGTGGTGAAGACCTAATCATGGCCCGTGCTGCGAGAGAGAAGTTTCCGTATTCAATTGAGTGCAAGAATCAAGAAACATTAAACGTGTGGAAGTCATATGAACAGGCGGAGGCAAACTCTGGTGATTATGAGCCTGTTGTTTTTATTAAACGAAATAATCAAAAACCTTTAGTGGTGGTTGATGCAGAATATTTTGTGAGGTTACATGACAATTAATTGGAATGAAGAATATAAAAAATATCATGCTGAAAAGGATACTAATTATCCTGGCAATAATTTAAAACCCCAACTTCATCATATAATTGATTTAGTCAAAGATACAAAGGCAACCACACTTTTAGATTACGGTTGCGGTAAGGGGTTGCAGTATACAGAGTGGAAACATCATGAAGAGCTTGGTATCATGCCGAAATTATATGATCCCGCTGTTCCAGAGTATGAAGTACTTCCTGATGGCCCTTTTGATGGTGTGTACTCAACTGATGTAATGGAACATATACCAAAAGAACAATTGCCAGAAACTTTTAACAACATATATTCCCGAGCAGAAAGATTTGTGTTTTTTGCAATATGTACCAAGCCAGCAATTGCAACTCTTCCAAATGGAGAAAATGCACATTGTACTATTGAACCAATCGGATTTTGGAAAACTATGATAGAAAAATATGCGCCGAAACGTGTGTATACGCATATAAAAACTTATGGTGATTGTAATAATTATATTATTTTAAATGAAGAGTTATATCTAGAATGGTACTTAGAACAGGTTTAACCTCTATTATAATAACTGGTTTGAAGAAAAAATAATAATTTAATCCTTGACAAACCTCCTTTTTTGGTGTATAGTATATATAAGATGATAAACAAGATGGATAAATATTAACATGGATATGATTTTACACACGGCAATAGCGATGGGATGTATGGCTGGTTTTTATTATTTGGGAAGAATTTTAGCCAAAAAATATTGGCTTGACAACATTGTATCAGGTCTTTTAGAAAAACTTGAGAACGATGGGTTTATTCACACCGTCACTGATAAGGATGGTCAGAAAGAAATTATTCCTATTTCTGAATTGATTGCTAAAGCGTTACGAGAAACAAAATCTCAGAAAAATATTGTATAATGATGAAACCTGAAAATCACTTTACTGGATTGAAAGTCGAAGTTCGTAATAATAATGTGGAACAAGCAATGCGAGTTCTCAAGAAGAAATTGCAACAAGATGGTTTGTTCAACGAATTAAGAGAACGAGAACATTTTGTATCAAAGGGCGAAAAACGCAGACATGCTAAAGCTGCAGCAATTCGTAGATATAAAAAAGAACAAAGTAAACGTATAGAAGAATTAGGGCATTAATGGTAAAAACCAAAATTACACCTAAAACTGATAATAGTGGGTGGATAGAACCTAAGAAGAAGCTTCGTAAAAGACGTAAGCCCATGACAGAGAAACAACGTCATGCGGCAGCAGAACGTCTTGAGAAAGCAAGGAAGGTGCGTGCTGCAAAAAATCCTGACTATGGTATGTCTGGCATCCATGAAAGTTTACGACAGTTGTCTGATGATCATCCCGCGCATCCCGATAAAGTGAAACAATGGATTAAGACACAAAAAGGCCTTGCTGCAGCAGAACGTAGGGCAGTAAAAGAAAAAATTAAGGGTGCATATGCAAGACAGTGTAACCATGAAGGATATGTTCGTAATCTTCAGAAATATTTGCGTGATGGAGATTATGTAGATATGTTTTTTGGTGAACATCAAGAACACCTTATTAAGTTGCGTTGTGTTGGTCTTGCATATGATACAGATGGTATGCCCAAACGTAATATAGGAACTTTTTATCCAGATATGGGGTGTATGTATACACAAGAAATGTTTAATGATGAAAAGTAAAGGTATTTTCAATGACAGACCAAGAAAACAAAGAACTAAACGCAAAAATAATTCAGGGCCCGTGGGCAAAATCAAAAAGAAAAGTTCGTCTTCCTGATACAGATGCACTTGAAGTTCAAGAAAATATAGCTTTTGCTGAAGAATTGACGCGGGGTGTTGTTGTTCAAATGATACATACTATGGGCGAAAATAAAATTGATGTTGGTACAAAAGATTTCATTCGTGATATTGGCCTTTTAATTGAATTTATAAAAGGAACCATTTATAGAAGTATGGAGCTTCCTCATGTAACACAAAAAATATTTGAAGATTTTGTAGAAGTTACAGTTGATCCTGATAATAATATTCATAGTGAAGTTGATATGGATTTGTTGATGAAATTTTTTCATTCTTGCAAGGATGAAAATGAACAAAATGATGACTGATATGGTGAGATAATGATTTTAGTTGATATGAATCAGATTTCTATGGCAAGTATGATGATGCATTTGCATTTGAACAAGTCAAAAGAAATTGATGAGAAAATGGTGAGGCATATGATTCTTAATTCTCTTCGTATGTATCGCACACGATTTTCATCAGAGTTTGGTGAATTGGTTTTATGTTATGACTCTAAACACTATTGGCGGCGTGATTATTTTCCACAATATAAGTTTGGAAGAAAAAAGAGCAGAGAAAAATCTGACCATAATTGGGAAGCAATTTTTTCTTGTCTTAATCAAATAAAAGATGAGCTGAAAGAAAATATGCCTTACAAGTTTGTAGAGGTATATGGTGCTGAGGCTGATGATATTATAGGAACACTTTGTTCAGAATATTCAGATGAGATAATGATACTTTCTGGAGATAAGGATTTTATCCAACTTCAAAAATATCCTAACGTAAAACAATATAGTCCAATTACCAAGAATATGATAAATGGTAAAAGTCCTGATAATTTTCTTAAAGAACATATTTTCAAAGGTGATACCAGTGATGGAATTCCTAATGTATTATCGCCTGACAATACATTCACAGATGGACTACGACAAAAACCCTTGGGTAAAAAGAAAATTTCATCGTGGATAGAACATCATTTTGAAGATGTCGCGCCAAATGAGGAAGTAAAAAGAAATTATCAAAGAAATCGTAAATTGATTGATTTGACATTTACACCCAAAGAACTTTCTATGGAGATAATTAATACATATAAAGAAGCTCCATGTAATGATCGTAGCAAACTACTAAATTATTTTATACAAAAGAGATTAAAGAATCTCACAGAGTCTATAGGAGAATTTTAAAATGGATTTATTAATATCAGAAATCTTGGAGAAGGTTTCAAAAGTCAAGACTAAACAGGAAAAGGTTAACCTTTTACGAGAATATGATCACGATGCATTGCGAATGGTAATCAAATCTTCTTTTGACCCGAAAATTGAATGGGATCTTCCCGAAGGAGATGTTCCATATACTCGTAACGATGCACCAGAAGGAACAGAACATACTTCTCTTTCATATGAAGCTCGTAAGTTATATCATTATATTCGTGGAGCGGATAATATAATCACCCAAAATAAACGTGAAACAATGTTTGTTCAGATGTTGGAAGGGTTACATGAGAGTGAAGCAGCGGTTATTATCGCCGCAAAAGACAAGAAATTGCATCAGATGTATA